ATAAATAAAGAATACAATGATAAAGAAAAGACTCTAAAAGAAAATCACGAAGAGAATCAACTTGCTATTGGTGTTGTTTATGGTGAAAAAACACAAGAAGATGTTGTTTCTTTTGGTGAAAAAAGATTAGCCGAAAAAGAAGCACAAGCAGCACAAGAGAAGGCTATTGAAGATAAGAAAAACGCTTATCTTATTGCGGCAGGACAATCTTTATTCAACACTTTGAGAAGTTTTCAAGATGATATGTTGGCAAATACTATTGCTAGAATAGAAGGAGAACAAGAAGCTCGTCTAGCCGCTATTGATGCCGAACTACTTGATTTTGATAATAGAGATAAACAAATAACGGCTGCAGAACAAGCAAAGATTGATGAAAGAAAGGCTATTGAAGATAAGAAAGCTTTAGTCAAAGCAGAGTATGATAAAAAACTAAAGGCTGAAAAGATTAGACAGTTCAACATACAAAAAGCAATGGACATTATACAGATTGGTATAAACACCGCTGTTGCTGTATCTGCTTCTTTGGCTCCACCATTACTTGCTATGGTTCCTTTCATTGTTGCTGCGGGTGCTGCTGAAGCATTCTTTGTTGCTGCACAACAACCTAACTTTGCTGAAGGTGGTTTAGTAACTGGGCCAGGTGGGCCAAAAGATGATATGATAAAAGCGAATCTTTCAAATGGTGAAGTTGTAATCAATGCGAAGTCTTCAAAGAAATATGCTAGAATGCTTGACGCTATAAATCAAGCGGGTGGTGGAACACCTATTCCTTATAGAGATGGTGGTGCGGCTCCGAGTCCAATGCCAGTTGCGGATAATACTAATATGGATGATTTCAAATCTTTGATACTTGACATTGTAAATAGACCTATTGAAACTTATGTAAAAGAAAGTTCAATCACTAATGCACAGAAAAGTCAATCAACACAAAATAGAAGAACTTCTTTCTAAAAAAGAACAAAAACTACAAAAAATATATTTATGAAACAATGGAAAAAAGACTACCAACATATAGAATAATCGTCGACCAAGACGATAGCGAGACAGGGGTATATGGTATATCACTTGTTGATGAGCCCGCGATTGAGGTAGATTGGATAAAACTTTCAAAAGAACTTGAAGACATTTTATTCTCTGCTAATAAAGACAAACAAATGCTATTTGGCCCTCTTCTTATTCCAGATAAGCTCATACTAAGAAGAGCGCAAAATGGCGATCTATACAACATTGTATTTGATAAAGATACTATTCAAACTATCGCAGACAAATATAATGAAAGTGGTGATAACAAAGCATTCAACTTCCAACATTCTGACAAAATAGTAGACGCAGTCCTCCTTCAAAACTGGATTACAGGTTCTGCTGACAAATCACAAGACTATGGTTTTTCATTACCAGAAGGAACTTGGTTTGGTGGTGTCAAAGTAAAAGATGAATCATTTTGGCTAAATGAAGTAAAATCAGAAAAAGTAAAAGGATTCTCTATTGAGATAAAGGCCGAAACTGAACTGATAAAAATGACGGCAGAAGCCGATAAAAACAAAAACATAAAACTTATGGATTACAAAACAAAAGACGGACTAACTCTTAGATGGGACGGTGATGCTGCTGTTGGAGCTGAAGTATTTTTAGTATTGGAAGACGGAACATCTGTTGCTGCTGATAATGGAACATACGAGTTAGAAGACGGAACTAAAATCGTATTGGTTGATGGTAAAGTATCTGAAATCATTGCGGCTGAAGCACCTTCTAATGAAGAAGATATGGCTGAAGCACCTGTTGCTCCTGTTGCTGGCCCTTCTAATGAAGAACTTGTAGCTATGTTTGACGAGTTGAGAGGCGTTATTGCTGATCTTTCTTCAAGACTAGACGCATTAGAAAATGTTGAACCAACAACTGAAGAAGAAGCTACTTACGCAAAAGTAAAAGAACTTGAAGAAAAAGTTCAAATCTTATCAGGTATTGCTGGTGCTCCAAGTATCAAGGTAAAATCTGACCTTGAACTCAAAAAGGAACAAAACGAAACTCACATTTTAGAAAGATTGAGTTCTTTGAAAAAGTGGTAAAACCAAACAAAAAATGACAAAGCTATACTTATAGCATAAAAAAACAAAACATAAAAATATGAAAAATGATTTCAAACTATCTTTCACGGATAATACAACTTTCTACGGAAAGGATGCTGAAGGATTCTACGCGAACGCTCTTTTGACTGGGTCTTCTAAAAGTTTATTTACTTTGATTCCTAATGTGAAAAGCAAAATCAAGTTAGCTCAACTAAACATTGGTTCTATCTTACAAGCTGCTGATTGTTCATTCTCTAACACAGGTGAAGGAACTTTGGCTCAAAAATCTTTCGAGGTTGAACCAATCAAAATCAACTTATCTTATTGTAAAAGAACTTTTGAAACTAACTACTTATCTCAACTTTTGAGACCAGGATCTAACAACGCTGAGGTTATGCCTCCATCTGTTGAAGCATTCTTATTGAGTGAAGTTTCTAACAAAGTATCTGCGGATTTAGAGCAGTTAGTATGGAAAGGTGACACAGGAACTGCGTCTTACCCTTTATCATTACAAGACGGATTACAAAAACAACTTCTTGCTGATGCTGCTGTTGTTGATGTTGCTTCTACAACTTTATCTGCTTCTAACATTATAGCACAAATCGGTTTAGTGTATAACGCTATCTTACCACAAATCTTGGACGAAGCTGTTATTATGCTTGGTTCTGCTGCTTATAGATTCTACAGACAAGCATTAGCTGCTGCATCTGCTGAGGCTTACTATATGCAAGATTATCCTGAACTTAGATTCTTGGGTATCAAAGTTATTGAAGCAAAAGGAATGGGTGTAAATAAAATGGTTGCTGGTAGATTAGACAACTTCTTATTATTGACAGATTTGATTTCTGACTTTGAAGCAGTTCAAATCTTACCACAATCTAATGTAACTGGTGAACCAACTGTAAGAATGACTGCTGAGTTCAAGTTCGCAGTAGGATATGTATACGGTTCTGAAATCGTTTACTATAACTAAAATAAACTAATAAAAGAGGGCTTCGAGCCCTCTTTATATAAAAATAACACTAAAATAAAATGGCTATATGTAACGCACTAACCGCAGGATTGACTAAATCTTGTGAAACAAACTCTGGAGGTGTAAAAACCATCAGAATAGCAGACTTTGAAAATGTAACAGCAGTAACTATCGGTGCTTCAACAGCTCCACAAGTTGGTGACTGGGTTGACGCTATCACGATGGCAGCATCTTCTTTTTTCTATAAGTTTGATACAAACAAAAATGTAAATCTTTTCCAAGAAACAGTTGCAATCGATATGGTTGCTGGAACTACTTTCTTCAACCAAGTATTTACTTTAGTTCTTTCAAGAAGAGAAACAACTAAAAGAACTGCAATCGAAAAACTTATCGCAGGTCAAAAACAACTTTCTTTGATTATTGAAGATTCTAACGGAAACTTCTGGTTGTCAGGATTATCTGAAGGTTCTTATGTAACTGCTATCGATGGTGGAACTGGAACAGCAAAAGCTGACGCAAATGGATATACTGTAACATTTACAGCAATGGAACCATTACAAGCTTATGGTATCGATCCAACAATCGTTGCTGCAATCACAGCATAATAAGTATGAATATGTAAATAAAAACCACTCTTGGATAGGAGTGGTTTTTTTTATTTTACAAACTTACTACAAAGGCTTTACATACATTTCACCATCATATAAACCTAATCTGTTTTCATCAATGTAATCTGTCAACTTCAAAAGTTGCGAAGCAATATATGAAAATGGTGAGTTCATAACTTCTTCGATAGTCATATATCTAACAACGCCATCACTAAATGTGAATCTATACTCTCTAAATCCTGGTCTTACAGATGTCAATAATGAAACCCATATATTGAACCCTTGTTCTGCAATCATTATTGTATGGTTGTCTCCTACTAAACCATATGCTTTTTCTAAATCTTTTATTGTTTTCATAATCTTTATCTTTTAGTGTGTTTACAAATATACGGACTTTATTCCGTTCTACCATCATAAAAAACATAAATGTTGTCAAATATATTTATGATATAAAATAAAAACAATATATGAAGATTTTCGGTTACAACCTAAACAAAATAAATCCTGAAGTTTCTAAACCTGAAACGATACATTATTCTCCGGATAATGTTGATGGGTTTTCTTTATCTCAATGGACTGATCTACCTACTATAAAAGAAGATAGAAATCACGAATATGTAAAATATGGTTCAGATAATATGTATCCATCATTTCTAAAAGATATGTTCAACTCTTCACCAAC